TTATGCTATTGAGAAAATGTGCAAGGAAAAGAAAAGTTTAAATCACTTCAATATAAAAATGACGGGGCGTAATAAATACGCTCCATATCTATGCGGAAACTTTAAACGTTTTGGAGAAGTCAAGGATTTACGTCTGGTGGATAGCGGAAACGGCAAATGGGCCGTGTACTCCAATAGCAGACAGTTGACTAACGTAAGATTCTAAGATTATGGAAGGATATATAAAACTAAGCCGCAAGTTCTTCTCGAATGATATGTGGAATGAAGCCCGGACTTTTAGCAGTTGCGAAGCGTGGCTTGACCTGATTCAGTCAGCACGATTTGAGGCAACGCCCCGTATGGAGAGTATCGGAGGTCGAGAAGTCTCTTATACAAGAGGACAATATCCTGCATCCATAAGATTCTTATCAAAGCGTTGGAAATGGTCTGAGAGGAAAGTACGGACGTTTCTTGCCTTTCTGAGAAGAGAGAACATGATAACTCTTTCCAAAGAACAAGGAATGAATGTAATAACCTTGGTAAAGTACAATGAGTATAATGGCTCAGAGTCTGACACAGTAAGTGACACAAGCAATGACACAATGAGTGACATAAATATCATTCAGGAAATCAATAATTTACGGATGCAAGTGACACAGCTAATGACACAAGTGGCGACACAGCAGGTGACACACCCTGCCAAAGAGCCAGAAAAGCGACACACGGGTGACACAAAGCAAATAAAGGAGAAGAATATTATTAAAGAAACTACTACTAACGTAGTAGCAAAGAAAGACGCGGCTAAAGCCGCTACTCTCTCTAGGAAAGAATCCTTCTACCAGTCGTTAGTCCCTTATGTCAGTCAGTACCCGAAAGAAATGATTCGGGCTTTCTTCGATTACTGGAGCGAGCTTAACAAGTCAGAAACCAAGATGCGCTATGAACTGGAAAAGACCTGGGAGCTTCCAAGACGGCTGGCGACCTGGGCCAGTCGTGAGAAAGTGCCTTCAAAAACAGATGTAGGCATAGTTCTGAAGGATAATTCACCGGGAAAATACAAGAAAGGCTGGTAAACATGGAACAGATAAATTTTCAACAGACAATCGAACGGCTCAAAGATACGGGTTTCTCCCCTATTCCTAACGTCGTAAAGATAACCGTTCCGGATGCCAAAAGAGTTCTCTGGGCCGGTATCAGGTACTTCACTGGAGAAAATGCCAGATGGCTTCCTGAGTACGAAGAAGTGGCAGGCTGGCTGGCCGGCAATGAAGGTCGCGGACTTCTGTGTTTCGGCAACTGCGGACGCGGAAAGACCCTTATTTGCGGAAAGATTCTCCCTTTGGTTCTTAACCATTACTGCCGCAAGGTGGTAAGCTGCTACGATGCACAGCAGATGAATGCAGATTTAGACGCTGTGAAGCAAAAACACATCATCTACGTTGACGATATAGGAACAGAGAATCTTAGCGTCAAATACGGCGAAAAAAGGCTTGCATTCGCTGAGCTGGCAGACGAAGCCGAGAAGAAAGGAAAGCTTCTTATCCTGACCACCAATCTCACGATAGACGAGCTGAGAGAGAAATATGGGGAAAGAACCATTGACCGGCTGAGGGCGATAACGAAAACCGTCCTCTTCAGCGGTGAAAGTCTGAGAAAATGATATGAAAATCACAATCAACTGGGTAACTCGTGACTGGAACCTGATCAGGAGGTTACGTGAGAAATACCGTCTCCCACAATACATGAACGTGAACGGACTCACAGAAGCAGAGGTTGACGAGGAGACATTAAGCAATCTCCGCAAGGGTGAGCCAAAGTATTTAATCATCAGAAAAGTAGAGAAATGACAAGACAAGAATCAGAAAGAAAGCTCAATGAACTGAGAAAGAAGTATATCGCCTTGATTTCATCCATGAACTTTGCCAAAGCACAGAAAATCAAGAACAAGATTGACTCCCTTGAAAGAGAGGTGGAACCGCATTCCTTGGGAGAACTTCTTCAGGACTATACCCCGGAGTTCAAGGTAGAAATGCTTCGCAAGATGCACAAGCTGTTCATCTATTCAGACTTACTTGAGGGTGCGGCACTGGAGTTCCAGTCTGAACTTGAATCAAACGGAATAGATGCTCAGGTAGTTTTTCAGGTGAAACGCGTACTGAAAGAACTGAGAAGCATAGTACGAATACCGGATGAAGAGAAAAACGCTTCACTGTCTGACAACTTTGCCGGGATGTGTGATGAAGCCGGACTTGTAGTGAGTAACATAATCAACAAATATCTTGCAAAATGATAACGGAAAATGACCCAATGCTTCCACGTAAAGTGGATTTGGAGAAGAACCCTTCTGGAACCGAACTGAAAATCGCCCAGCATCGGGAATTGGAGAAACATGGAAGGTACGTAGCTATCCCAGGCGACAAGACACGGACGCGAATTTTCGTCCGCAACAGTGAGGATGCGGAGAAGAAGATAGCTGCTTACTTGGAGAGAATCAACAACCGGCCTCAAAGGTGGAACTAAAGAAATACTATTATGTCAAGTTCAAATTTTGAAACAACAATCCAGGCGTATTTGGAGAATCGTGCAAAGACTGATTCTCTCTTTGCCGAAACCTACAGGAAAGCGAACAAGAGTATCGAGGAATGTATCAAGTATATCTACTCGAAAGCCAGGAAGCTGGCAAAGGAAGGAAATGCAGTCGGGGTGGATGATGCAACCGTATACGGATGGGCAGTCCATTACTACGACGAGGATGACATTAAGGTTAAAGATGTGAAAGAACGTGTGGAGGTAGTTGCCCCGACCACAGTACAGGAACCAGTAGTACAAGAACCAGTCAAAGAAGAAAAGCCGGAGCCGGTGAAACAAAAATCTGCAAGAAAGAAAACGAAGCAGGAACTACAAAAGATATTTGATTCAAGACAACTGTCACTATTTGATATGTAACTATGGAAAGAATAAACTTGAATAACTTAGTGCTTGAAATGAGTACACACCTCAGACCTATATCCGAAAAAGAAAAAGAATATGCAAAGACTATATTCCCATCAACCGGATACTACAAGAAAAGCGGTGAAGTGTGGTGCCATTGCTGTGGTAACATAGAATATCAGATTCCTGGTATATTGGAGGTGGATTTAGAATTAGGGTATCAGTGCAGCTGCCTGAATCATCTCATATTAGAACAAAATCAACAGAAAGATAATCTGACAGAATCGAAATATTACTTTGTGGTGCATACTTACAATAAATGGCAGGTAATAAGAACATTTTATGTCCAACGAATAAACCACAAAGGGTATCCAACAAAATATACCATAAATGAAGTTTATCAGAATTGGGTATCACCAGATGGAGAAGAGATAATCGTATCAAAGAGGTACACTCGTGGAGTAAATTTCTTCAAATGGTATTACGACACAGAATATGTAATAAGAAAACACAATAAAAGCTGTAATGGATATTATGTACTTGAAGACGTGTTCGATGTGACTGGTAATTATTTCTATCCAGACTATAACATCACAAGAAAACTACGAAAATACGGATGGTGCAAAGCTATAGAGAAGTTGCCATACGTGTCAGTTGTAGAGTGTATGAAGATGCTGCTGGTATCAAGGCATGCAGAGACAATAGTAAAACAAGGACAGTACGATGTATTCCTTTGGATGGTAAGGAGTAATAAACAAGATTTGGAATATATGCCGCAAATGAATATCTGTCATAGAAACCATTATGTGATAACTGATGCATCAATATACTTTGATACGCTTTCGTTCATGAATATGACCGGGAAAGACATTCACAACCCCAAATTTATTTGCCCAGATGATTTGTACAAAGCGCATGAAATTGCACTAGCCTCATATAAAAAGATAGAAAAGAAAGTAACAGAAGAAGAGAAGCGCAAAAAAGCAGAAAAGGAGAATAAGGTTTACGTAAAAGAAAAAGAGAAGTTCTTTGGAATAAGAATAACAGACGGAGAACTATCAATCCAAGTCTTACAGAGTGTGTTAGAGTTCATAGATGAAGGTGACAGCATGCATCACTGTGTCTATGAAAATGAATACTACAAGAAAAAGGATAGTCTTATCTTATCAGCAAAAGTAAACGGAGAACGTATGGAAACTGTTGAGGTATCATTAAAGACATTTAAAGTAATTCAATCACGAGCGGCCTGTAATAAAACAAGCGCATACCATAACCGTATAATCGAACTTGTAAACCGTAACATGGGATTAATCAGGAGGGCTGCATCATGAAAGTTTGTATCGAGTGTGGACGGAACCTTCCGGAAAGAAAGTTCCGTGCCTATGAAACGAAATCCGGTACCCATTACACCAGCAGGTGCCGGTTATGTGAGAGCAGACACACGTCTGAAAGAAGAAAACAGGACAGGCTTCATGGACGGCTGGCCAGATACACCAACGAGCAGCTGGTGAACGAACTTCGGAAACGTGGAGCCTATATCATGTATGGGAAAGACTTTGATTGTGTAACGACGATTTGATATGGAAGAAGTAAATAAAAAAATATTTATAGAATACGTATCCCACTTGTATAGTACCGATAAAAGCTATGAGGTTATTGGTAAAACCATTAAAGCTGTAAAGTTATTCCTTGAAAGTGATTATCAGGTAAACCGTAAAGGATACAAGGCTTATATCAGAGAGAATGCCGTTGAATTATCTGATAAGCCATACATTAAAGATGCTCTATGTGGGTTCCTTAATTATCTTGGTATTGGATATTCACGCACACGAAAAGAGAAATATGTTAAACCTCTGGAGAAGCTAAGCGATGTTTCAGAAAAGAACATGAAACTGATGAATGAATTTGTGTATTACCTTACGCAGGATGAAGATTACTCTCCACACACTATTGAAATATATTCATTTTCAATTAAGAAATATTTCGAATACGCCAACGAGGTATCAGTTGACAATTACAAGCGTTTTGTACGGATGCTGGAGGATGAGGGATTGTCTCCCAGAACAATACGCCTACGTATTACCGCACTTGAACGTTTCAGCAAATGGATGAAGAAGCCGATAGAGTTGAAGCGACCAAAGTTCAAAAAGGAGTTGAATACGGAGAATGTTCCGACAGAAGCCGAATACAACAGGCTGCTTGAGTATTTGAAAACTTGTCCTAACAGGGACAGGTACTTCTTCATCAAGATACTGGCTACAACCGGGGCGAGGGTAAGCGAGTTCTTCCAATTCAAATGGGAGGACATCCTTTCCGGTGAAGTCACTCTAAAGGGAAAGGGCAACAAGTACCGGAGGTTCTTTTTCAGCAGGCAGTTACAGGCAGAAGTAAAAGCATACGTAAAAGAGAGTCACAAGACAGGATATGTAGCAGTTGGTAAGTGCGGAAGGCTGACACAGAGGAGCTTGTGCCAGTCAATGAAAGACTGGGGCGATAAGTGCGGAATAGATAGAAGCAAGATGCATCCTCATGCTTTCCGGCATTTCTTCGCAAAAATGTATCTGAAAAAGAACAATGACGTGGTACAGTTGGCAGACCTGTTGGGACACGGAAGTATTGATACGACAAGAATTTATTTACAGAAAAGTTATGACGAACAGAAAAAAGAATTTAATAGAAGCGTTGTATGGTAGCTTCATGTTCATGGATAACCTTCCGGAATTGATAGACCGGGAAAACATTTACGATGAGACCGGACATGTGGATTTGGAGTTTATGACTGCAATCCTGCAATGGATGTCAAGGATGGCAGAAATAAGTGTGAAAGTGCAGAAGTCGTTGAACCGTCTGTTGGGGTGTGACGAACTGGAGCAGAACAACAAGCGCAATAAAGATGATTCGGGAAGTAAATGGAGTGTGGAGGAAATCCTCATGCACTGCACGCTTGAGGACAATATTTTAAAACTTCCTCAAGTACAATTTAATAAGAAGTCCTATGCTGAAGCAAAGAAATGGATTGAAGAAGCCGGAGGTAGTTGGATGGGCGGTAAGGTACAGGGATTTACATTTCCATTTAATGCTGAGAGAGTTTTCTCAATACTACACAAGGGTAAGAGGTGTAACCTTCAGCAGGACTTCCAGTTTTTTGCAACACCTCCAGAAGTAGCCGACTGGCTTGTTATGTTGGCCGGTGGCGTGCATGAAGATGAAAAGATTCTGGAACCCAGTGCTGGTACTGGTGCTATCACAGATGCGATTCATCGAAGCTGTCCGGACGTAATTGTAGATTGCTATGAACTTATGCCGGAGAATAAGGAGATTCTATCGAAAAAGGATAATATATGTATTCTTGGAGATGACTTCACGAAGTGTGATGTTGCACAGTATGATAAGATTATAGCAAATCCACCATTTAGTAAAAACCAGGACATTCGGCATGTAAGGCGTATGTATGAGTGTTTAAATCCCGGCGGTGTCCTGGCTGCAATAACTGGTCCTCACTGGGAATTTGGAAGTGAATCTGAGTGTAAGGATTTTAGACAATGGCTGGAGGATAATGGAGGGAAGAAATTCGAGATTAAAGAAGGCACTTTCAAGGAAAGCGGAACTGGAACTAAAACTATAGCAATAGTAATTAATAAGTGAAAACGAAATTGTATTACCTGTTTCTGGCAGTCATGTGGTGGCTACTGGGATAGGTGGAAAGGAGAAATGAATATGACAGGAAAGGAAGAAATGCTTAGGGAAGCCGTTCACGATCATTATCAGTGTAACGGAAAGTATGCTTGTGAAGAACGTGCTTATTGCCGGTTCTGCGAGGGAGAAAACATAGCACATGATTGTGATGAAGATTGCTATGCAGATGAATTCAGCGAAGGATTTATAGCTGGCTGGGATGCATGCTTGAAATACCTTGCTTCATTGCCGCTGGATGAAGCTGCTAACAGAATTGTATATCATGGAACTGAGATAAGTGATCATCCAACAAGTAAGAAATGAAAGCAATATCCATCAAACAGCCGTGGGCGAGCCTAATCGCTCACGGTATAAAAGACATCGAAAACCGAACATGGAAGTGTCCTCAGAAGTACATCGGCCAAAGGGTGCTTATTCATGCAAGCAAAGGTAAAGGAGATGGTTGGGTATTAAATGAAGAGCAAGGATTGAAACTTCAAATGCACCCCTCCAATCTTAGAAGTACATTCTATGATGATTTACCTTTTGGTGCCATCATCGGTAGCGTGGTTATAGCCGACTGCGTACAGAACCATCCGTCTGTCTGGGCAGAAAAAGGAGTCTGGAACTGGGTACTGAAGGATGCAGTTCTGTTTGACAAACCTATCAGAGACGTGAAAGGGAAACTTAGTTTTTGGGAGTATGAGTTATGAGTATGAAACACAAAAGACATCAAACGGGAAGACTATTCAGCCGTGATACTTACATGGAGATGCTGATAAAAGACAGCCGAAGGAACTTTGAAAGGGCAGAAAGACTATTGGGTGATTTGAAACTGAAAAACCATATTATAGACGAGCTTGAAAAGGAGAACGAGGAACTTAAAAAAGAAGTAAACAAGCTTAAGGATGATGCGACATTTTATCACACTCAATGGGGAAAAGAGATAGACCTTTGTAAGGATTTGAAGAGAGAACTTGAATACGCAAAGAAGCGAAAATGATTGATGATATGGAGTTTATAACTTACTGACAGCCCTTGTCAGTGCTTTGTGAATACCCGGTAGCTGCTTTGTGGCGGTTATCGGGTATCTTATTTTCAACCAATTAAAATCAATAAGAATCTTTTGGAAATAGGATTCTTATTATTCAATCAAGTATGAAATGAGGTCGTACAAATCTTTTAATAGCTTGATTATTGGATAACCGTTAAGTTGTTCCTGATACATAAAGTACAATACCTTTACAGAAGCTTTCATGAGTAAATTTTTGAAATTCATAATTAATCTCGCCTTCGATTATATCAGTCTACCGACATGGTACACTTCACCCGAAAAGCGAGATTGGCTTCTGCTTCTGCGAAACTACAAATCAGCTTTCAAATAAAAAGGACACTCATTATACAATATTGATAATCAGTTTATTATATGAAAATCACCTAAATTCCATTATGAATCTAAGTTGAATCAATCTAAATAACAGAGTGATAAATATGTGAGTTATTAAAACCAAACTATTATGAACTTAAACAAATTGAGAGATAAAGCCTACCAGTGCGCAGTAGCCCACGGATGGCATGACGAGAACCTGAGTGACGAACATTTCCTTTGTCTGGTCATATCCGAACTTATGGAAGCGGTGGAGGCAGACCGGAAAGGAATGCACGCTAACCGGGCTAATTTTGAATATTACATGAAACAAAGGAAACGTGATGATGGGGAATTCATGTACGCTTTCAAGCAAGATATTAAAGACAGCGTGGAGGACGAACTTGCCGATGCTTGTATCCGTATGTTGGATTTGGCCGGATTGAGAGGATATGATTTAGATAGCTTCGACTACGAAGGAAGCGATACGGAAGATTACTCTGATATGACCTTCACGGAGTCCATGTTTAGAATCTGTGTCTATGTCACCGACAACTTCTACAGGGATGAACCATTTATCCTCCTGAATGAGATATTTGCTTTCTGCCGGGATAGAAATATCGACATCTTCTGGCACATCAAGCAGAAAATGAAATACAATGAACTTCGTCCGTACAAGCACGGAGATAAAAACTACTGACCATGAAACACGCATTCTACGCCTTAATCATCATACAAGCCCTGTACGAGCTTGTGAAGCTGCTCAAATGTAAATCCTTATACCGACATGTAAAAGTCTTTCAGAAGCTGGATAAGACAGCAAAAAGCTGGTATCTGATGGCGCATCCGTGGCTTCATGTTGCATTATTCATGGATACTATCGGACTTTTATTGCTGGGGATAGGATTGTTTTCAAGCCAATGGATATGTTTCCTTGTTGTCCTAGTCATGAGTTTCAGTCAGATTCAAAAGCTGGGAGAATGGGCTATATTCTTGGACAGTCTGGTAACGGTCATCATCTACACTTTCGCCATCTTGAACGCATACCACTTGGCATAAAACAAAAAAGGGAGCCAGCCCACACGATTAGAAGCCAACTCCCCCACACGATTATGATGCAAATATAAGAATTTCCAACTAAATAAATCGCGCTATGACAAAAGAATTTTCATCAATCGTGGAGTTGAAATCAATACGTGAACAGAAATCAAGATTATCAGAACGTGAACAGGAATTATCCTCCCCTATCCTGACTGATTTTACTCTCATCCCGGAGATTTATGAGTGGTTCAGGGAGATACTTTCCGGGGCAGATTGTCCGCCCAATCCGGAAAGTGTTACCCAGCGAAAGAAGTTCCTCTTCATTGTGTTGTTCTTGTTCGCCCCTAGTGTGCTTGCCGGCGGACGGCTGCCGAACGGCATCCGGGCAGAGATTTCCGGTGTGTTCCCGGATGTTTCCCCGTGTGTAATATCGAACAATATCGCCGATGTTTCTTTTATCTATCAGCAGTATAAGGATTTCCGACAGGATATAGAGTATCTTTACAACCAAATTATAGAAAGGTTGAAAAACAAAGGACTAATCAAGTAACCCCGTTCCGAAAGGCTCGGGGTATTTTTATGAAACATTTTACCAATTGTTTGTTCTTGGTTTAAGCAATCTTAGGCTAAAAATCACCATGTTGGTAACTTTGTCTCAAAGAGATAATAACAGCTATCCTCACGGCTGAAAAGTATAAACCCTGCCATCGGTAAGAAGTGAGGAGCTTGCCTTTGGTGGGGTAATTTTTTAATCTAAGATTCACTGAGACATGAAAACAAATCAAGAAATGGTAAGGCAAATGGGGAATTTAGAAGTTATTCAACGCACCGTTGACGGCTATTTCAATGCTACCAGGCTTGTAAAGTTATGGAACGAACGAAACTCCTCAAACAAAGAATTGAAGAAATACTTTGAAAATGAATCAACCAAGGAATTAATCGCTACCATCGTTGAAAAAGAAAATCTAAATGGGCAAAATTCTCCCTATTTAAGTTCACGTGGTAAATGCGGTGGAACCTGGGTTCATCCTGTATTGTTCATTGATTTGGCTATGTGGCTAAATGCGTCATTCAAATATGATGTAATCAAATTCGTTTCTGACCAAATGATTCGTTACCGGAATGATGCTGGGGACGCTTATAGGGAACTCTCTTCTGCCATCATGAAAATCGTTCCCAAAGACTTTATGCCTAAAGCCATGCAGAAGGTCGGTGAAGCCTTGAACTGGGTTATCTTCAACAGTCATGAAAAGATGCTACGTAATAAGCATGGTGAGGAACAAAAACAACGTGAATTGTGGCAGCTTGAAAAGAAGATTGCTGATTTGGTCAATGAAGGTTTCTTGACCGACTATGAAAGCCTTATTGGGTATCTGAGAATTCAATACCAGAAAAGGAACTATCCAAAGGTCTTTGCTAATGCTGGATAAAATATTACAAAAGTAGAAAAGCCGGAGCGTTATGCTTCCGGCTTTAGTTTTATGCTTCATATCCCTCATAATAGTAAGATTGAGTAATCCCCTTGAATATTACTTCACGGTCATCTACTTGGTCTGTTAATGCCTGTTGCAACAATACCCGGAGTTCCAAATCATTTATAGGGCTGCGTTCCATAGCTTGTAGATACAGGTTTTTATCCACATTGCGCCAGTCTATTACTTTTTTCAGACGTTTTTTCAATATCATATCCAGCCAAATACGGGTGGCTCGCCCGTTGCCTTCCATAAATGGATGGGCGATATTCATTTCCACATATTTGGCAATGATTTCATCAAATGTCGTTTCCGGCATCTTCTCTATAACCGGGAGAATTGCATCAAGATACAAGCAGTTGGCAAAACGGAAGTTTCCTTTGGCGATGTTCAATGTACGTACCTTTCCGGCAAAGTCATACAAGCCATCGAACAAGTAGCGGTGAATCTCGCACAATCCTTTCACCGTTCCTACTCCAATTTTATCTATATCACCTGTTTCAAATAAGGCATGGGCTTTTTCAAGGCTTAATTTGTCTATTTCGTTTGTTGTCATGGTTATTTTCCTTTCTCTATTTTGATTCTTAGAGGATAAAGCCCCGAACCATAAGGAACGGGGCTGGAATAATCGTGTTTAAATATTTGATGTTGCACCACTAACACTATCAGTTTCTTCCTGTTCATTTTTTGAACTAACAGCTTCTTCAATTAACCCATTTACTTTTTTAGTATATTCATCATCAGGGTCTTCTTTATATATAATTTTAGTTACTCTTTTATCAACAATATAAATATAATCGCCTAAATCAAAATTACCACCTTTGGTTTTACATCTAAATCTATGTTTAACCCTCCATCCGCAAAATTCAGGTTTAAAGCCAACAGAAGCATTTCTTATTGAATCTGTATAACCATTTACAATACTCATTTTTGATTTAACTTCATCTAAATGTTCTCTCATTTCATTGTATGCTTCTTCATACTTGCCCCTCCCATAAGATGAATAGCTATCTCTCCATATTTCTGCTGTTCTTTGCGCATCTTTTACTTTATCAAGTCCTTCTTGTACGTCATCGAGAAATGAGCGTGCTATATAAGCATAAGATTTGATTACTGAATCTGTATATATAGATGTAAATGCACTATCTATTTTAGTTTCAACAGGTTCATAACTCTCAAAATCATAAAGGGTTTTGAACATTTCTTGTTTTATAAGTTCTGCTACCTTTTCTTCGCGAGATTTACAGCCCACAAGTAAAAACGTGGGCAATAAAATAAATAGTATTTTTCTCATAATTCTAAATTTAAAATTAAACATTCGGATTCAATTTTATCTCCTTACCGCAGTGAGGACAGTGTATAACTCCCTCTTTGGGTTTATCAAAGAGTTCTGTTACTGGCACACCTAAAGCGGTGGCAATCTGTTCTAATCTCTTTAATGGTGGGTTTCCATTATCTCCCATAGCGATACTTAACCCAGTTTCAGTCATACCGATTTTAGAAGCCAGTTCTTTTGCGGTAATTCCTTTTTCTCGCAACAATTCTTTAATTCTCATTTAAATTTAGTTTTATAGCACAAAAATATCTACTATTTAAATAATAAGCAAATAATTTAAATATCAATTTTATATTTAGATTTTATTAACTATGAAAGCTTGTTCTATAATTTAAATATCAATTATATTTGCAGCATAAAATTTAAACAGCATTTAAAGAACTAATAAATATAAGAACTATGGCAACAGAAAAGAGAAACCTATTAAAAGAGATTATGAACCTTGCTTGGTCATTTGTACGCAAGAACGGTTATTCAATGAGTGAAGCATTGAAATGCGCTTGGACTAATATCAAACTTCGTGCATTGCTTCATAAGAAGGTGGTTGAGTTCTATTTCAAGAAAACAGACGGCACACTGCGTCAGGCTTTCGGTACTTTAATGAGTGGCAGAATACCAGAGACAAAGGGTACAAAGAAAACAGCAGATAACTGCCAGGTGTATTTCGATTGTGAAAAAGAAGAATGGCGTTGTTTCAAAAAATGCAACCTTATAAAGATAGCTTAGTATTAACATTTAAAAGAATATGACTTATGAGAATTATAGACTTTAATCCTGAATTGCACAAGATAACATTTACTAACAAACAAGAAACAGTAATAACTGAATCAAACATTATGTTATTAAAACGAATGTTCAACAACCCCGAAAAATACCAGTATTACATGAAAACACTTTGGCTGTTGCGTTCTCTGAGTGAAAAGAAATGTTGTAAAGATGGCATGATAGACTCTAATGATGAAGTTTACCCGATATTTAGGCTTGCAAATGAACTTATTGGTAGTCTGCTACGAGAAGACACCTTTTTTGACTGCGAAGGTAATCTTATGCAAGGCTTTAATCCAAACATGATGAAAACTGCAATGTAAATCCCTCACACGATTATTTTGAAACAATCAGCCAAATGTTTGTTCTGATTACGGCAATTTTTAGGATAAACATTTGGCGGTTGGTAATTTTGCCATAGAATGAAATGCGCTTCGTGGCAGTTGCGCTGCAAAGATATTCAAGGCATTTCTTTCAAGGGGTAAACTGCCACTTTAGACCTCTTTTAAGATTTGCCTTTTTATATGTCAGGCGTGACAGGTCAAGGCAAGACATTCAGGTGTGCATGGGTTCAAATCCCAGCTTGCTACTACGGTCAAAATAAAATCCTCATTGATGAATTGACCGGTCATCAATGAGGATATGTTTAATTCAGGTTTTACAGCGTATGAACAAAGAAACCATAAATGAATCCCAATTCATACGGTACAAAGATAAGCAAATTTCTTATTGTACCTACAATGGCAGGATATATATTTCTTGCAAGGGGCTTAATTCTGATGTCGGGATAAGCATAAGCGAATGGAAATCAAAGAACATGTTGCAAATAAAAACGTATGCAGCCGAAAACGGATTGAAACTAAGAGAAATCATGTATTTCGGCCAGTATCTAGAAATCGGGATAGCTTTGATGTATTTCGCAAACAATAAAGAATTGACAGAGTGTGTAAAGAGTCAGATTGGTAACTTAAATTCAAAAAATATGAATGAGATACAGGTTTTACAGAGAACAACTTTATTAGGTAAAGAACTTACCGTTTACGGCAATGCAGAGAATCCGTTGTTTCTTGCTAAAGATGTAGCAGAGTGGATTGAATACGATGTAAGCAGCCTTAATAAACTCGTAAATACAGTAGACGAAGATGAAAGGCTGGTCGGAACATTATTCCGGTCAGGTCAGAACCGTCAAGTCTGGATGCTGACAGAGAGCGGTTTATATGAAGTCCTGATGCAAAGCCGCAAGCCAATAGCCAAACAGTTCAAGAAAGGCGTAAAAGCCATACTGAAAGAAATCCGAACTAAAGGCGGTTATATGGCAGTAAAATCGGATGATACGCCAGAAGAAATCATGGCAAAAGCCATCCTGTTAGCAAACTCAACCATCGAAAGGCAGAAAGAACGAATATCTGTACTTGAAACCGAAAAGAATCTGGTAGAAGAACAGAACAGACTGATGGCGCCAAAAGCTGCCTACTTCGACAATGTCCTTCAAAGCGAAGGATTGATAACAACAAATATCATAGCCAACGAACTTGGCATGAGTGCCAAAAAGCTGTACAAGATATTAAAAGAATTAGGCGTATTGTACAACCAGAATGGGGTTTACATGCTTTATGCCAAATACAGGGGATTAGGTTATGACAAGTACAGGACACACACCTATACAAGTGATACCACTGGTATGCAGGTTGCAAAGCAATACTTGTGTTGGACGCAACTTGGTAGAAAGTTTATACTTGATTTAGTAAACAGTAAATCGGCAGCTTAAAAACCGTTCATACACACGTCATTAAGTTGGCGTGTGTATAAAATGAAACAATTAGCAAATTGTTTCGTATGCGTTGAATTGTTATTCAAAATTGTCTTCATAATGGGGTATCTTTGTATAGATGCCATCGCGGGTTAGAGCAGTGGTCAGCTCGTCACTTTGACTTGGTGAAGGCCGGTGGTTCGAATCCATCACCCGCAACTAACATTTAAACTTTACACGATTATGAAAGTATTGACATTACAGATTAACAAAGAATGTTTTCAAGACATTCTAAATGGCAAACAAGATGTAGAACACAGGTATGTATATCCCTCTAATGTATCACGATATGTTTATTTTAGACATGATGGCAAAGAATACAAACGACAAGAGGATATACCCGACGATGATAAAGAGATTGAAGTAATACCAATCAAATATGATGCCTTATACTTAATCAATGGCAGACGAAAAGATGCACCACGTCTCACTGTGGAGGTGAAATCTGCCGAGTATGTTATTTTCGCTGATGAAGAAGGCAATGATCTTACAAAAATAGAAAACGGCGTAGAATACTTGATAAGTCAAGTATGGTATCATCTTGGCAAAGTAATAAGTACAGAGAACATTTAATCTAAATAGTCAAAAGCTGAGTCACAAGAGCAATTAACAGAGTTGCCGGGCCAAGACGAAATATGAATGGTGCCGGTTTAGGTGGAAGACTGGTAGCAAACCGTAGAAATACGGCAAGTGCTTCACAGTTAGGTAGTAGAGAACAAAGGCGATATGACTTAAATGTTGCCTTTAGTGGTGAAGGGGGTAAATGATGAACAAATATTTACTGTCTATGCAGATAATACAGAGTATCCGTGAAAAAACTGATACTGCTGTATTATATTATTCAGCCGGAGGTAAAGATAGTATAGCCTTATTGGACATGCTTGCTGGTATGTTTAATAAGGTTATATGCTATTATATGTACCTTATTCCCAACTTAGACCATGTCCAACCTTATATCAAATGGGCAGAAACAAAATACAATAACGTAGAAATTCGCCAAATAAAGCATTTTCAACGTGATTATTATGATGCCTGTGGATTCTTTCGTGAACCAAACATTTCAATCAAGCCAAGAAAAATTGGAGAAATAGAACAAGCTGTGAGAGAAGAAACAGGCATATCATACGCATTCAGCGGGATGAAAGGTGTAGATGGATACATGAAGCGGATGCGGTTAAAGAAATTCGCGAAGTCCAGTTATATAACAGACAAAGGTATGGTCTATCCTCTTGCATTATGGACGAACAAGGAAGTGCTTCAATATATTAGACTAAGAGGATTAATACAACCTTTTGTGTATGATCCAGGTGCTATAAGTCAAGGTTTTACCATTGATTTAAAAACAATGCTCATGATGCGAAACAAATATCCACATGATTTTAAACGTATTTTGGAAGAGTTCCCATACTCTGAAAAGCTAATTTTCGATTATGAATATAAACACAGAAAGTAGAGGTATTGAGTCAGAAAAAAATCGTTATCGGAATTAGAAAGTCAAAGAATGCGTATTCTGTATCGTGCAGCTCGTCAATATGGGCTAGGCACAAACAGACAGCATTCTGTACGTGATAGAGTCAATTTTGTTACAAGCAGATATAGAACAAATATGTTCAGATACTTTGGCTCAGACACGATTTCTCCTGCACAAGTAAAACAAGGAGTACCAAAAAGATTTTATGTAGGATTAAAAAACGCGCAAGGTAGTAAAGGATGATGACAAGAAATAAAATAACGCAACCGGAAAGTAGGGAGATACAACGAAGTATCATAAAATTTGCCAATTATAATCCTCGTAAAATTGCCCCAGAAGCTCGAAAGAACTTGAAAGCGAACTTAAAACGTATAGGATTATTGGGCGGTGTAGTTTGGAATGAAGTTACAGGTAATCTTGTATCAGGGCATCAGCGTATCTCGATTATGGATGAGGTGAATAAGTATAACTCTGACACGAAAGAAAATGACTATCTAATTCGTGTTGAAGTAGTTCACATGGATGAAAAAACCGAGAAAGAACAAAATATCTTTATGAATAACAGAAATGTTCAAGGAGAGTTTGATTCCGATATGTTGAAAGAACTACTTGATGGCATTGATTATAATTATGCTGGGCTAAATGATTTTGACCTAAATATGTTAGGTGTCGGTGATATTGATTTTGCTGTAAATGATGAAATTTGGAGTAAAGACAATATTCTAAACGATTCACTATACAGTATAGATGAAATAACCAAAGAAGGAGAAGAAAATAAAAACATTGATCGTTCCGGGGACTTTTATAGCGATTCAAAAGAAAATCAAATTGCACGCCACAATGAAGTACAAAAAATAAAAGACAGAATAGGACGTCAAAATAGTTTTGAGAAAGACAATGGTATGTTAAGTTATGTCGTTTTGTCTTTCAAAAGTCCTACAGAAAGAGCGAACTTCATGGAAATGTTCGGTTATGGATTTGATGAACGTTATATTGACGGAAAGGAGTTTATGGATAGGGTCGAATTTGGAATTGAGTAATCAAAATAAACAGATACGCGCGCATGGGAAAGAAGCCAGACATATCGAAATTCAGAGAGGTCCTTCATAAAACAGGTGGAAATCTCTCTAAGGTTGCTGCTGCATTCAATGTAACCCGAAAAACCGTGTATGATTGGGCCAGAACAGACTGCCAGTTCAAAGATGCTATCACCGACGAAAGAGGTTCTCTGGTAGATGAATGCCTTGTATCTGCACGTGTACTTGCGCTTGGTATCCCTGAGAAAGATGAAAATGGGAACTTTATCGGATGGCGTGAACGTCCAGATGGGTATATGATTCGCTATTTACTTTCCACATTAGGAAGAAAAGAAGGTTTTGGAGACCGAGAAGACGAAGACGCAGATATTCCAAAGGATATTGACCATGGAATTTCTATTGACTCATGGATTAAAGACAAACTGAAATGATTGTACCCCAAACGATATATCATCCGCTATATACCGATAGCGAGAAATTTATCATTCTCATTACCGGTGGCCGTGGCTCGGGGAAGTCTTTCAACGCTTCTACCTTCATTGAGCGTCTGACATTCGAAATGACTCCCACAGAGAAGATAGTCCACCAGATTCTTTATACACGTTACACGATGGTATCAGCCGGGATGTCTATCATTCCAGAGATGATGGAAAAGATAGATTTGGATGGAACAACGAAGTATTTCAAGACCACCAAGACGGACATCGTAAATCGGATGACCGGCAGTCGTATCATGTTCCGGGGTATCAAGACTTCTTCCGGGAATCAGACGGCAAAGTTGAAATCAATTCAGGGTATCACCACCTTTGTCTGTGATGAAGCAGAGGAATGGACCAGTGAGGAAGAGTTTGACAAGATTATGCTCTCTATCCGTAAGAAAGGAATCCAGAACCGGATTATCATCATTATGAATCCCTGTGACTCCAATCACTTCATCTACAAGAAGTATATCGAGAATACTCACCGGATGGTGGAGATTGACGGCGTTCAGGTGCAAATTTCCACTCATCCGAATGTTCTACATATTCATACGACTTATTTCGACAATATAGCAAACTTATCTCCTGAGTTTCTGAGAGAGGTTGAAGAAATGAAAGAGAAGAACCCGGAGAAATATGCTCATGTCGTTATCGGCCGATGGGCTGACGTGGCCGAAGGTGCCGTGTTCAAGAAATGGGGCATCGTGGATGAGTTCCCCATGTGGTGCAAGAAGGTGGCTATTGGACAGGACTTTGGTTATACCAATGACCCATCGGCTTCTATTCGATGTGGCATCGTAGACAATGCGCTTTATCTGGATGAAGTGGATTATAGAACTGGATTACTTTCTGGGGATATTATAAAGACGCTACGCCCGTGGAATTTGAGAGTGATTGCCGACAGTGCGGACCCGCGACTCATTCAGGAGATTCATAACGGAGGGATTAAAATATACGCGGTAGAGAAAGGACAAGGTTCTGTCAATGCCGGTATTGACAAGATGCAGGGTATGGAAATTTTCATTACAAGGCGTTCTTACAATCTTCAACGGGAGTTCAGAAATTATGTTTGGGCAAAGGATAAGGACGGAAACTACATCAACGAGCCGGAAGACCACGATAACCACGGTATTGACGCTGCACGCTACTATGTGCTGGGAGAACTTCTCGGTAGAATTATGAAACCCAAAGACGTTTCAGGAATATTTGGACATTAAACTTTGAGATATGACTATAGAAGAAATTTTAGCTATGCCGGAAGTAGAGAGAAAAATCTACTATCTGAAAAAAGGACGAAAGACCGAGCAACCAAACGCTCACGCTCTTTACAACGACTGGAATCCGAACAAGCACGAGATAGTGATAGATGAAGAGAAATACCCGAAAATCAAAATCACTACCCAGCCTGAGAAACGGATTACAGACCCTACAACCGGGAAAGAATATGTTGAGCCGGCGGTAAGGAAAGAAGTTGACCCGAACAGGATTGCTCTTCCTATCGAGCAGGACATCGTGAACATTCAGACTGCCTTCACCGTTGGAACAGAACCGGTCCTTGATTGCCAGCCGGACCAGTCGGAAGAAAGCCTTCTTTCCACATTGAAGCAGGTGTTCAAGAAAAACAAGTTGAAATACCAGAACAAGAAAGTAGTCCGGGCATGGCTGGCCGAGCAGGAAGTGGCCGAATACTGGTATGTGGTGAAGGATGACGGCTTCTGGGCAAAGCTCAAACGAAAGATTTCAGGAATCTTCGGCAAATCAAAACCTGAATACCGTCTGAAGAGTGCCATCTGGTCTCCGTTCCGTGGCGACAAGCTCTATCCCTTCTTCAATGATCAGGGGGATTTGGTAGCCCTATCCCGTGAGTACAAGAAGAAAGACCTGAACGATGTAGAGATTACATGTTTCATGACCATTACCAAGGACATGGTTTACCAATGGGAACTGACAAGTAATTGGACCGACAAAGGTACGTTCGCACATGGATTCAAAAAGATGCCGGTGATTTACATGTACCGTCCGGAAGCGTATTGTGAGAAGATTAAGAGTCTTCGCGTAAGACTGGAGAAACTTCTTTCAAACTATGCAGACTGTATCGACTACCACTTCTTCCCTATCCTCATGCTTTTTGGTAACGTGGAGAATTTCTCAGGTGAGTTCAAGAATCGTGTAGTCGAGCTGACCGGTCAGGGAGCAAATGCCCAGTATCTTACCTGGTCTCAGGTGCCCGATACGGTAAAATTTGAGGTGGAGACGCTGTTAAGTCAGATATACGGACTGACCAATACGCCCAGAATCTCTTTCGACTCCCTGAAGGGTACAGGAAACGCCGTTTCCGGTGTGACTTTCGACTATGTGTTCATGTCCACCCACCTGAATGTGGAGAACCTGAATGAAACCGTCGGCGAGTTCATGCAACGACGGGTAAACTTTCTTGTCTCTGCGTTGGGTTCCGTGAATTCCACCCTTGAAGAAGCCTCCGAAACCATTGACGTGGATGTGCAGATGCAGCCGTATAAGCTGGAGGACATCAAAGACAAGATAGACACGGCAATCAAGGCCAAGGACGGTGAAATCTGGTCGCAACAGCGGGCTATCACCTTTGTGGGGAACGTGGATGCAGTTCTGGATGAGATTGAAGCCATCAAGGAAGAGCAGGCTGAGAAGCAGAAGAACGACATTGAGAAACAGAAACAGCTTTCCTCTCTTAAAAGTTCCAGCAGCAAATCTGAAGAATAGAACAATTCAGTCAGAATATTTACGGGGATAATACAAAACAGAATGATATAAATCTAAAATATTGACTATTTGAATAGCGGTATCTTTCGAGGTATCGCTATTTTCTTTATCATAGTAAAAACATGAATACTCCTTTGTAATTATTCGTTATTTTACTATATTTGCATCGTAATTAAGTCTTAAACGCTATGAGCTACAAATCAGTTAAAGACGTTGTAACGCTGCTTACTGAAAATGGCTTTTGGTTCGTGAGGCAGAAAGGCAGTCACATGGTTTACACTGATGGTAGCCATGTAGTGATTGTCCCAGACCACGGCAAGAAAGGCGTTGAGAAAGGCACTTATTACAACATTCTGAGGCAAGCGGGGCTAAAATAGCCCCCGCCTCTTTTGTTTAACGATAAAAAGGAGGTCAGTATGAAAATCGTAGAAGTGATTGTAGAACATGCTGGAAATAATCTTAGTGCCTATATTGAAGGTGCTCCGGTGATTACTGTCGGTAACGACGTGAAGGAAATCGAAAAGAACATGAAGGAGGCTGTTGAACTTTACTTGGATTCATGTAATGAAATGAACATCGCTCCAGTGGAAATTTTGCAGGGAGAGTTCACATTGAAGTTCAAGATAGATGCTGCCACCTTCATCAACTATTACAGCAGTATCTTTACCAAAGCTGCTTTGAGCCGGATAACCGGAATCAATGAACGCCAGTTGTGGCATTATGCGGCAGGAGTACACAAACCCCGTAAACAGCAGTTGGAGAAGATTCAGAAAGGTATTAACGCGCTGACAGAGGAACTGGCAGCTATAAATTTGTTATGATTATTAATTAAATATAATGGAGGATAGTACAATGAAAGCAAAAGATGTAAATCCAAGTAATTTTAAGGTTGAGAATGTTGTATTTGAAAATGATGATTTTTCTATAGCGATAGGTATTTGGGAAAATGGGGAAAGAAGAATGGCAATGAGATGGAATGGCTATGGAGATGATCCCGGATACCCAAAATTATTTAAAAATCCAGTCTGGTTCATGGTTGATGACTCTTTAATTTTACCTTTCCTGAATGCTTTGAGGAACGTAAAAGATTCTGACAAAAAAGAAATAGAAGCAGCTATATTGAAATTTTGAAAGTATAATTGAATGATGTTCCAGCGTGATTACCCTAGTAGTCACGCTTTCTTTTTGTCTAAAAACGAACATTCTCCCAATTGTTTCGTATCGTTAGCCTTAAAATTTCCCCTTCCCTTTCTCTATAAGTAAATTTACCGTATGAAATTATTAATCAAACTCATACGGTATGACAATCTTTGAACTAATCTTGGCAGGACTGCAACAAAAATTCTCTGGGGTGGACACTGCTACACTCACCCGTATCGCCACAAAGAAGGCAGAGGGTGTAACGGACGAAACGAAGGTGACCTCCATCGTGGAGGGTATCTCATTTCAGGACGTGATGCAAAACTATGGTGATTTCCGTGCAGGACAGGCGCAGACTTCCGCTGTTTCAAACTACGAGAAGAAGCATGGACTGAAAGACGGAAAACCAATCGAGAATCCGAAACCAGAACCACCGAAACCAAACGACCCTCCAAAGCCGCAGGAGACAGACATCGCAAAGATGATTGCCGATGGCATCGCCGCCGGTATCAAGCCGTTTGCCGACAAGCTGGCCAAAATGGAGGAAAATGAAGCGCAGGCGCAGCGCAATTCTCAGATTTCAGCAGTGGCGAAGAAGTACGGTATTCCCGAATTTATGCTGAAAGACCGCAACATTCCCGAAAACACGGACTTGGACACTTATTTCAAGGACATGAAGCAGGATATGTCTAACAACGGTTTTCAGTTCTCCAAAGCTCCTGAAACTGCCGAACAGAAGCAGGAGAAGGAAGCGAGCGAGTTCGCCAAAATGATTGAGGCGGACACAAAATCTATTGTCGAACAACAAAACAAGTAATTTATGTCAGCAGGATTTAAGTACAACATTGAGCCTGAACCGTCCATCGAGGAACGCTATGACGTTTCTACCGGTGTAAGACGTAGAGGCCCTTACAAGCTGGATACGGCCAACCTTGTCGCTGGTTCGTTTCTTCCATCCTTTACACCGATTGCCGCCGACTTGGTGAAGAAGACCGCTCAGGTGGCTATCCGTGTAGAAGTCTATGAAAAGTTTACCACCGGTTCCAATACCACATTGAAAATCAAGAAAAACTCTTTGGCTTATGTGGGTATGCATCTGGGTAATGGTTCTCATGGGGCTACCATCAACAGTATTGACAAATCAAACAAAGATTTCGATAAGTTGACGCTGTCTGCCGACTTTGGCGAAACATTGGAAGCTGGTACTGTACTCTATGAAGCTACAGCGGTAAGCGGCACAACTCCGAAAGTCATTGCTAACTCAGCCTTGTACGGAAGAGTACAAGTAGAAGAAGGCATTGTATTAGTTGCTCTTTTGATGCGAGCATTCGAGATTGAGCCTACCAAATTGGTTATGCCTTTCTCTGACATTGACAAGGCCAACATGCCGCATTTCCAGTTCAACGCTGCAGGCGTGCAATCCCCGGCTGGTGTTTCGTATGAACTGCCAGAAGCTTCTGATTCTGTGATGGGAGGTATTCAGTTGGGATTCTCTCAAAGCGGAAAGAAATATCCAGTAGCATTGGAAGGTGGAAAGGCGTATGTAGAAGTACCTTGGACGGACAATAACACTACCTATCAGGCAGCTAACTCAAGTACCTTGGGATTGGTAAAGCAGGGTGCAAAAGTTGATGATGCAGCAGGTGGTGATGAGAAAGATAAAATTAATGCTCTTCTAGCATCGTTGAGAGCAGCAGGTATAATTGCAAGCAAATAAAGAAAGGAGGACTAATATATGATGCTAACTATTCATACTCTGTTTAACGACCCCAACATCGTTAACGCCGTTATTCAGCGTGTCCTTCAGACTCGTAAGGATACAATCTACTGGCAGCAGTACCTCGATTTCCGTAGAACGACTACTCGTGTGTTCAAGGACTACATCGGACAAGTTACGGGCGTGATGGCCGGTTCTATCAACTCTCGTTATGGTGAGAAGCCTATCCGTGAACGCCGGAATATCGGCTCAGGATATGGTGAAATCGCTTATCTTGGCGATGCTTACCAGATTTCCATTGACCGCTTGTCTGAGCTTCAGGACTTGATTGACAAGTTCAATGCAGCTAAACCTGCCGACCAGGTAGCAGCCATGCAGGAAATCGTGAACTTCATCTATGATGATTACCGTCAGGTACTTTTGGCAGCCCACAAGCGCATGGATATTATTGTAGGTTCACTTCTGATGACCGGAGAAGCAACAGTCAAGAATAAGGATGACAATGCCGGAGGCGTTGACCTTCTCGACATTGAATTGCCGTTCAAGTTCATCAAGCCTGATACTGGTGCGAAGACGAACTTCATCACCTATTTGCAGCAGCAGATTAATGCTCTGAAAGCTGATTATGGAAACTTCCAGAAGATGATTATGTCCCGAGGAACTTTCGTGAAGAATATCATCGGGTCGGCTGAGTTTGGTGACAAGTTCAAGATGCAGCTTACAGGAAATGAAATGTACCTTTCAACCGGTTTGATTACATCTCAACTGGCTTCCCAAGTGTTCACTGGCATCGGGCTTCCGGCCATTGAAATCAAGGAAGATTACGTAAAAGACCAGACCGGAAAGAACGTGCAGATTTACGCCGACGACCGTATCACCTTGCTTCCGCAGGATAAGGTCGGTTATATGCGTTTCCACACTCCATACGAAGCAGTGGACGGCGTACCGGGACGTAACTACACCCAGGCAGACGGTGATATGCTTATTTCCGGTTACAAGGACAAGAACGGTCGTTATCTGGAATACACCGCAGAGTGGATTCCTCAGATTACGAACCCGAATCTGATTGTGAACTTTGATTTGTCAACCATGAACGAATGACAGTAAACGGCTACATATCACAGAAGTTTCAGACCTTCGGCATCAATTTGTCGGAGGCTGACCTTTTGGAGATAAGTCTGTCTTCAGGGATAAGCGGAGAGGATGAGATGGGCCCGTCAAACATCGGTCTTGTGTCGGTGGCTATGGCGAAGTTCATCCCCTCTCTATTACTCCGTGCCACTTCCATCAGCGAGAACGGTTTCTCTATGTCATGGGATACAAAAGGCTTGAAGGAATACTATTCTTTCTTGTGCAAGAAGTACGGACTTGAAGACATACTGTCAGATAAACCTAAAGTCAGATTCCTATGATATTTGCTCCACATACCTTACAAGTTAAGGTTACTACTCCAATGGAAACAGACGAGTTCGGCCGGCCTATTCCAGAAACAGGTGGTGAAAGCTGGCAGGACGTGTGTAGGTGCCGGTGTGACGACAACTCTACCAAAGAGTTTACTTCGGAGAACGGTGAAGTGTACCGACCGAATTACCATGTAGTCTGCGAGAAGAAAATCTCCCTGAAGGCTGGTGATGAAGTCAGATGTATGGACGGTGAGAATATCCGTGGAACTGGCAAAGTTTACATGGTGAAGAATACAAACTATTTTGGTTACTCAGAGATATGGATGTGAAGTTTGATTTTTCGGACGTGGATAGCTTTTTCGAACAAGGTTATGCCGAGGTGAAAGCCGTTGAGGAGAAGGTTGGTAAAGAGGCTGTCGATTACGCTGTAAAGAATGGCAACTATCAGAACCGGACTGGAAGACTCCGTAAATCAAACAAGTACGCAGTCCAAGATGACGGCTTGGAGTTAAGGAATGAAGCGGAATACGCTTCTTTCGTGGAATCCAAAGGCTACGAAGTCTTGTCTGGTGCAGCCCTATATGCAGAGAAGCGATTGAAGGAGGAAATCAAATGATAGTGACTACAGACATAGCAAACATACTCTACCGTGACTGTCAGCCTTTTGAAATTGACATCGTTCCCAATGGCAAGAAACTGACGGGCGAATTGAAATCTGAAAGGATTGTAATTCACTCCAAGAAACAACAGCCTGGGACGTATTGGAAGAAATCTTTCGTTGAGGTGAATCTTTGCGTTCCCGATTTGAAGGAAGGTGAAGCCAACACCATCCGGCTGAACGAACTGGAGAAACAGGCGCAAGAATTGTTTGACGGAGTGACCGGACGCTATGACGGTACAACCTATCATTATTCCATCGAGTCAATCGGAACTGAGGAGGACACATCCTTAAAGTGTCACTATGTGAATGTAAGAATTTTGTTTGAAGTTTTAAATGTGAAATAATATGGCAGAAGCAAAGAAAATCACAGCCGTGAATATTAAGAAGCTTTGGTATGGCGAAACTAGCGAGATTACCGCAGATTTGACAGGACAAGCCTTGCATACTCTCTTGCAGGGTGAAACCTTGAAAGAAATCAAGAATATCCATCAGGATACATGGACGATTGAAGAAGCAGAAGCAAGTCGTACAAATTATAAGAACCAGCTCACGAATCAGACCTATCGAAGTGATAAGGAAATGGGTGATGTTACTGTAAACTTCACTATCGGTGAGTACGACTATCCTACTAAGAAAGACCTTATGGGTGGTGATATTATTAACACTGATAAGGGTTGGAAGCGTGCAAGAGGTAAGGTAAACATTGAGAAGTTACTTGTTGCTTTGACTGACGATGACCAGTATTGTGTGATTCCCCGTGCTGACATCGGTGCACGTGAAGCCACAACAGACAAGGCTGTCGGTATTCCTGTAAGTGCGGTGGAGCTGGAACCACAAAATACTGCTGTTGCACCGGAATACTGGTTTGATTCATCTGAAGTAACAGCAGGTGCTTAATGCCTATCCAATAGGTAGATATTGAATTCCATAACAGGGGTGGGCTTTATGGCTTCACCCCTTAATTTTTATCTTTTATCAGAATGAATCAAGGAGCAAAAATAGTAACTGAATCCATTATCGGAAGTGATTTCAGAACGGTGTTTGTCGCTGGGAAAGCCTACACGCTCTACCCTCCTACTATCCACAAACTGGCCGGGGCAATCTCCCATTTGTCAGGCGTACAAGAAGCAGATAATTTGAAAGAAGTGCTTCTCTCCCTTGGAGAAAGCGAGGCTTACAGCAAGGCTCTCTCTTGGCTGATAGCTGGTGACGAAAGTTTAAGTGAAGAACTGACAAAAGGAACATACGAAGAAAACGTAAATGCTTTAGATGAAGCACTCTCTATGATTGACTCAAAGGTTTTTCTCAAAGCTGTCAGCTTGGCGAGGAACGTAAGTCTGCTGGCAGCGAAACCGAGGTTGTAGGAAATGACACGCTCTTGGGACAAATTGCATCGTTCATGGAAAATCTGCATCTGTCATACCGGGAAGTGGTCTATGAGATACCATACAGGAATTTAGTATTAATGCAGCGTGACAAGCTCCATACCGTTACCGGGACGAAGGTTACAAAGGTGAATGGTAAGGACATGGCTTCGCGCAGAAGAAGAAACAAGAAATAGATATGGCTACACTATACTTTAAAGTCAGTTCTGACTGGGAGCAGGTTGTCAAACTGAGACAGGAATGTGAGAGACTGGAAGCCCAGCTCAAAAAAATGGACGTAAACAAATCCCCTACAGCTGCAAAGGCTTTAGAAACGAAACTGGCATCCACCCGTCAGCAAATGATGGGGCTGGTAACTGAGGCGGCTAAGACAGGCGCTGAGATGGAAAATGGCTTCAAGAAGAAAATCTATGATGCTTCCCAGACGGTGAACGGATTGTCTGAAAAGATTATTGCCCAACGCGCCGTCATCAAAGATATAGAGTTTGATGTGAAACGTCTTGGAGACGCTTATCGCACGGCTTTGAAGAATAATCCTATCGGAGCATCCGGCAAGCTGGCAGAATACAACGCTGCCCGCAAGGCACTCGATGAAGAGAAAGCGGCATTGTTTGGATTAACGCAGCAACAAGCTGAAGCTCGGCTTTCGGTGAAAAAACTCAGGGATGAGTATTCTCTCTATAAGAAAGAGGCAGGAGAAACCGTTGATGTAACCAAACAAATTAAACAAGCTGTGACCGATATGGGGAAAAAATTCCTCGGAGGTTATGGTATAAAGGAATTAGTCTCGCAAATTGTCCGTGTCCGTGGAGAGTTCCAATCCATGCAGACAGCCATTGAAACGATGGTGGGTAAAGATATGACAGACAGCCTTATGTCGCAACTTAAAGAAATGGCCAAGATTTCTCCGCTCACTCTTACAGATATGGTCGATGCCGAAAAGATGATGCTCGGCTTCAATATCCAAGCGGAAGACACGGTACGATACCTTCAGGCATTGAGCGATATTTCCATGGGGGACAGTGTTAAATTCAAGTCTCTTACACTTGCGTTTTCCCAAATGTCCGCCGCAGGAAAACTCATGGGCCAGGATTTGAACCAGATGATTAATGCCGGGTTCAATCCTCTGCAAATCATAGCTGAAAAGACCGGAAAATCTATTTCCACCCTGAAAGACGAGATGTCAAAGGGTGCCGTTTCTGCCGAGATGGTGCAACAGGCATTCATTGATGCCACAAGCGCGGGAGGTAAGTTCTATCAGATGTCCGAAAATGCCTCAAAGACTATCAATGGGCAGCTTTCCATGATGCAGGATGCCTTGGACAATGCTTTCAACGAGATGGGACAAGCATCTGAGGGGGTAATCATGGAAGGCATACAGCTTACTACAACGCTCATTCAGAATTACGAAACGGTAGGAAAGGTCTTGGTTGGGCTTGTGGCCACCTATGGAACATACCGGACTGCTGTTATGTTGGCCACCGCTGCAACGAGCAAGCATACTATCGCGGAGATAGCTTTGACAAACGCAAGAGTGTTGGCCAGGAAGGCGCAGATGGCTCTTAATGCCGCAATGCTGACTAATCCGTATGTGGCTGTGGCTACAGCTGTTGCCGGGCTTGTTGCTACTATGTGGGCCTTTCATGACAGCACAACCGCATCGGAAAAGGCACAACAAAAATTCAATGAAGAACAAAAGAATTTTGCGAATCTGGAAGAGGAACGCAAGAAAAAGATAGAAGAGCTGATACGTGTTATCCAAGATGAGACAGAAACAGAGTTTTCAAAGATAAAGGCCTATGAGGAACTGCAAAGGTATTCTCCTGCACTTTCTTCTGCTTATACCCGTGAACAACTGGCTGTACTCAATCTTGCAGAAGCAAATAAAGAACTGAATAAGGAACGAGACAAGAACAGTTATGAAAACATACTAAAGAATATACAACAATGGGAGGAGAAAATAAAATCATTAAATGCTTCTTTAAAAAATGCGGGGCAAGGTGCCCCATTAATTGCTTCACAAATAGAATCAGCAAAAGCAAATCTTAACAAGTGGAAATCAGCCCTGAGCGAATATAATCGACTGAAAAAGGAAACAGAGGAAAACTCGAAACCTGTTGAAGTCAAGCTGATGGAAGCAAGAAGTAATCGTGAGCAGATTATACGCGAATACAATATAGCAAGACAAATATTGCAGGAAGAGCAAGAAAAAATTAAGAATTTTCCTTTTGCAACAATTCCTATTGACGTTCAAATACGGTTCAATAATGCGCAAGCAGCGCTAAAAGGGATTGACGGCACCATATCTGGCCTGGAATCGCAAAGGGAAGCATCGGAAAAGACGTATCAGCAAGCATATAAAGAAGCAAAAGCTGTTTACGAAGCAAAATTAAAGGCTGTAGAGGATGCAAAAAAAGGCACTGAATCTGCTTATAAGAAAGCTGTAGAAGAGTTGGAAGCAGCAAAAAAATTATATGAATCGCTCGGTGGTGTAACAGGAGACACTCTGGCCAAACAAGAGAATAATGCGAAGAAAAATGCCGAGCGACAAAAGAAGGAGCAGCAACAGCTTGCAGAAGAACTCCTTCAGCTTCGCAGGACCAATCAGCAGGAAGAAATCAACTTGATGGAAGAAGGTTCTGAAAAGAAGCGCAGACAGATAGAACTGGATTATCAGAAAGAGATTGATGCTTACAACAGGGCTAAAGCCAAATATGGGGAAACTGATGAGGTGAAGCAGATGAAGACTAACACCGAGAACAAGCGTAAGCAATCACTTTACAGCCTAGATTTAGATCAACTTCAATCTGAAAAGGATGCGTTAAACTCCTATCTTCAAGAATACGGCACATTCCAACAGCGTAAGTATGCCATTGCGCAGGAATATGCCGACAAGATAGCCAAAGCCCAAACAAATGCCGAAAAGATAAGGTTAGGGAAAGAACGGGACAGCAAACTTTCCGGTATCGAATCAAATGCTTTAAAGGCAAATATAGATTGGGTAACAGTATTTGGTGAGTTCGGAGGAATGTTCTCCAATATGATTAAACCTGCTCTTGAAGATGCCAGGAAATACATGCAGACCGATGAGTTCAAAAACTCAGACGCGTCAAGCCAGCAAGCCATTGTTGATGCGGTTAATCAAATGGAAAAATCTCTTGGAGGTGCAGGAGGATTGGATTTCAAGAAACTTGGTGATGATGTACAAGCATATCAAAATTCAGTTGTAAGTCTTAATCTTGCTAAGGAGCAGGAAGCGGATGCATTGGAGCGTCTTGTCACAGCTCAGGAAGAATATGAGAATGCGCTGAAAAACGGTACTGAAGAGCAGAAAAATGCAGCAAAGGAAACATTGGCAAATGCACAGAGCAATGCTGATTTGGCATCTGCAAATGTACAAATGCAGTCAGAAAATGTTGAAAAGGCACAGAAAGGGATGTCTGAAACAGCCACTGCATTAAAAGCCAATATGGATAACGTGGTACAGGGATTGCAACAGATAACTTCCGGAGGACTCACAAATATCTACAATGGACTGATTCAAGCAGGAAAAGGAGTTGGTGGGGCTGCTGGAAAACTTGCTGATTCACTTGAAAGCGTTCCCGTTGTCGGATGGATTCTTTCTATAATTGACATATTCAAGGATGGAATAAGTGTAGTAATCAGCGGACTTCTTGATTCCGTATTCAGCGCAGTATCTGGAATCATCGAAGATGTACTATCAGGAGACTTGCTCGTGTCTACAGGAAAATCTTTAATGAAAGGTATAGGAAGCATTTTTGACGCTATTTCTTTCGGTGGCTTCAGTAAGCTAACTTCCATCGGGAGCAATGCCAAGGAAGTACAGGAGGCAATAGACCGACTGACAGACAGAAATGAAGCACTCCAGGGAAGCATTGACGCACTGAATGACACCATAAAAGCCGGAAGAGGTGCAATATCAGTCAATGCTGCAAGGAAAGCCGTGAAGTATCAAGATGAGCAAAACGCAAACTATCTGAAAATAGCACAGGAACAAGCCCGTTATTCAGGAAACCATCATAGCTGGAATTATTACTGGGGAGGATTCACACAAAGCCAAATTAATGATTTCAGCAATCAAATAGGAAGGAACTGGAATGGAAGTCTTTGGGATCTTTCTCCTGAAGAAATGAAACTCTTGAAGGGGAATGTAGATATGTGGACGCAGATACAGAATACCGGAAAGGGAGGATATGGAGGTAGGCTGACTGAAAAGCTGGATGATTACATTGAACAAGCCGGAAAAATAGAAGAACTGGAAACACAACTCAATGAATCACTTACTGGAATGACATTCGATTCGATGTATGACAGTTTCATTGACACGCTAATGGATATGGATGCTTCTGCCGAAGATTTTGCCGACAACATGTCCGAGTATTTCATGAGAGCCATGCTTTCAAACAAGATTGGAGAATTGTACTATGACAGATTGAATGAATGGTACGAAGATTTTGCCAAAAGAATGGAGGATGGAGCCCTTGATGATAATGAACTTGACTATTTACAAGGCAAATGGAATGGAATCGTAAGTGATGCTATTAAAGAACGCGATGATATTGCTTCCGCTGTAGGGTATGACAATAAAGAAACGCAAGAACAGCAGTCGGCCTCCAGCCGCGGATTCGGTACGGAAATGACGCACGAGGATGCCGGGGAACTGAGTGGACGGTTTACAGCCGTATATGAGTCCAATCTTCGTATTGAGGCGGCAGAACAGCTGCAAACGGTAGCTATTACCGAACTGCGAGGCTCCATCGGTTCCTTGACATCACAAGTAACCGGTCTGTACAACATCGCCGACGAGACACGTACCATCCTGGCCAATTCCTATCTGGAGTTACAGCAAATCAGAGAGAATACTGAAGACTCAGCCAAATACTTGAAAGATATTAAGGCAGATATTTCAGAGGTAAAACGTAATACATCAAGATTATGACAGGAGATTTATTTATTAACAGGAAGGATGCCTGGAGCACATGGGGTGTCCGCATGGGCGACGGTTTTCTCGATGCTATCGACGGATTCAACCAGATGAAAGACTACATCGAAGATGAGAGCCGTCTGGAGCACGGGAAGCGAATAATAACCGACAATGCAAAAGTAGCATCGCGTGAAATCACTCTCCAGTTCACCATAGAAGGAAACTCAGAAGGCGACTATCGGACAAAGAAGAAATCTTTTCAGTCAGAACTGGAGAAAGGAACCGTAAACATCAAAATCCCAACTCTTGGAAACGAAGTCTACAAGCTGGTTTACCTGGGTAAGAGCATTTCTTACGGGTTGAGTATTGACAGGTGTTTCGGTAAGGTTTCAAGTAAGTTTTGCGAACCGAATCCAATGGATAGAAGCGAATAACGAACATTTCCTTTATTGTTTCAAATGGAAGTCCGGATTTTTAGGGCTTCCATTTTCTATTTATGAACTTTGGGGATATGATTGAAATTAAGGACATATCCGGAAAAACAAGGTTCTCTACCCCTATCAACAAAGGGGCGAAGGGAAAGTTTACACTGATGAAAGAGGACTACATCGTTCTCCCATTCTCCGTGCCTGAACCGATATATTTTAAACTTGGAGACTATGTAGACCTTTCTGGGGTTCTGGATGATTCACTGGGCGGCTTACTTTCAAAAGTATATGAGGTAACAGACCTGCAGAAACCTTCTTTCAATGCTTCTACCGGTGGATATGATTATGAGCTGAAACTGGATGCTTACTACTGGAAGTGGAAAAACAAAATTTTCAAATACACTCCTGAACATGCTGGATATGAAGCGTCATGGTCTCTCACCGCAGCCCTTGATGTACAGCTTGGTGTGTTCTTACGTAACCTGAAAGCTTTGGGATATACCTATAAGGGAAAAGAATTCGTATTTGAAATAGATTCAACAGTAGAGAATAAGGCAGTTGCAATGACGTATGACAATATGAACCTGCTGGATGCCTTATTCACAATGGCGGGTGAGGATAAGTGGAACTGTGATTGCTGGATAACGGACAACGTAATTCATTTTGGGCGAAACGAATTCGGTGATGCCGTCAAAATCGAGTTAGGGGTTGAAGCGTCTGCCATGACTCGCAGTGAGAGCAAAGGCACTTATGCCACCCGCATTTATGCATTCGGATCTACAAGAAACATACCTGAGAACTACCGTCCCATTGAAGAGCAGACGGTAGTAAACGGAGTTGTGCAAAGACGACTTATGCTTCCCGCTGGTACGCCATACATAGATGTGTATCCTGACATGAGCCAGGAAGAAGCAATTGAAGACATCGTGGTATTTGACGAGGTATATCCCCGACTTGAAAATACGATGTCAAGTGTATCTACGAGGACGGAAACCGTTACAAATGAAGACGGAGGTCAGGAAACCGTGACTTACTATCGCTATCGTGATACTGGCCTGAATTTCTCCAAGGACTACATACTTCCGGGACAAGAGCTGACAATTATCTTTCAGTCCGGCAAAATGAATGGATTGGAGTTCGGTGTTATTTTTGCCCCGGACAACAACGGAAGCCAGATTTGGGAAATTGTCCGCAGCGAAGACTACGGACGTCCATTGCCGGATGATACCATATATCCTGAAAATGATGACAAGTATATCCTTTCCGGTTTTGATCCAAAGTTTGTTTCTGTACAAATGATTCCGGACGCGGAGCAGGAACTGAAAGAGAAGGCACAGAAGATAGCAGACCAGCGAAAAAAGGACGATGGTACATACTACACTACCCTCCGGTCAGAATGGGTTAATGAAGACAAGCTGAAACGCTTTTTCGAGTTCGGGCAAAAGATAAACCTGGTCAATAAAGCCTTTTTTGAGAATGGCCGTGAAAGCCGTATTCTCGGATGGGAGTTTAACCTTGACATTCCATGGGATTCTCCGGTATATACTATTGGGGAAAGTATGCCCTACTCTCGCCTTAATGATGTGGAAGAGAAACTGGAGTCGATTACGTATAAAGGGCATACTTATGTTGGAGGCGGAGGAAGTAGCATATATGTGATTAAGACCAATGATTCTACTGCCCCATCGGACAGTAACGTATTTTCGGCAAAACGGTCACTTGCAACATTATTGAGAAAGGACAAGGAAGACCAGACAAACTATCTCATTAAGCTTCTTGGCGGTATCATATCTCCTTTCCTGGAATCAATTGACTTCGTGACCGGTATGATGGGTGCTGGTATGTCATTCTCTTCAGAAAAGGGCGGCGAGTCTGTCGGATGGATTGACAAACTGTACGTGCGCAAGAAAGCTATCTTCCAGTTACTTTCAATAATGGAGACCGAGTTGGCCGGAGCTTCCTTCATGTTCAACGCCAGCGGGGCCAGAGCAACGATTACTAAGGTCGAGTTTATAGAAAAAAAGGGAATTCGTTTCAAGGATGGTAAAGGAGTCAAGTTCTCAGACGGGAAAAGAGGTTACTCATCTCCTGGAACTTATGGTTCTGTTTATCGCTGTTACTTCCTTGCAGATGATGGTGAGAAAGCCATAGAAAATCGTTTTAAGCCAGGGAATTTAGTACGCTCACAGTCCTTTAATATTAAGGAAGGCGCATATGACGGCGTATCCAATCACTATTGGTGGCGTCTGGTGGAAAATGTTGGTGATAACTGGATAGATGTATCCGTGAATCATTGTGACGAAGGAAGCGATATACCCAAAGTGGGTGACGTGATGGTACAACTGGGAGACATAGCCGACCCGGACTATCAGAGCGCAATCGTGCTGTCTGCATACGGAGACGGTGCACCATATCTGACATTCTATCAAGGTATAGACGGGTATTCTTTGTCTAATAAGGACTCTTTTTCAGTTGGATATGACCGTGTAAAGAAAGAATGTTATGTAAAGATTCATGGACGTATTTACATCGGTGATAGAGAGGAAGGCGATTATATTTCCTACTCTAAGTCTGAAGGATTAAAAGGTAAATTTCGGGAGTTGTACTTGTCTGCAGGTGATTCTGTAATAAACATAGGAGATAAAATAACTTTTGCTGTTACCGAGGAAGAAATGAAGGCTGCAATTACACAGTCGGCAGGCAGTATCGCAATCTCTGTTAAAAATGACTTCCAAAAAGCGGGATTGAAGGTCACATCATCTGAAGTCTTGATTAATGCAGATAGATTCAAAATTACAGATGGGAATGGAGCTAATGCTGGACTGGTGTTTGAGTGGAAAAATGGTAAGCCTATGTTAAGAACATCCTGTGTGGATGTCGATAGTCTTAAGGTTAAACACCTGGACGGAGCTGATGGAACATTTTCTGGTACTATATCTGCAAATGGTGCTAAGATTGGAGGGTTCACTATAGACAACGGTTCCTTGAATTGGAAGGGAAGGGATTTTTTCGGCAATGATAGCAGGAGTATACGGATTGGTGTTCCTACGGATGATAACAGTGGTATGATTGACATAAATTTCAATGGTGCGACTGACGGGAAATTTGGGGTTAAAATAATTGGAAGCAATGACGGTGGAGCATGTATCTATGCTTCAAGGAACGGTACTAGCAAGCCACATAGTTCTAATACTTATGCCGGATATTTTGACGGAGGAGTACATGTAAACGGAAATCTTTATACCAATACGATATTGTCTAATGAGTTTGGTACCGGATGGTCATTGCAAGCCGATGGCTCATATACATACAAAAAAGGAGTAACGAGAACAATATCATGGACTATACAGAATGGTTCGATACCTTCAAGATATAGCCTGGTTTTTGAAAATGGAATTTTAGTTGATTAATCATGAAAATAGATTTTAAGAAATTTAAGAAGTACACGAAGATAGATAAATCCGATTTCGTGGAGATTGATGTCAGAGAAATGTTTGCAGATAACATTTACAATGTGACAGGAGTTGGTATTGCTGATTTAAAATTAGCAGAAAAAATTTTTTCCAGCGATGACGATACCGAATTTTCAGATGATGAAGTTAGCAGGGTAAGACATCATGCAGCGTCGCTTCTTCCATGGTTTCTTGCTGGGCTTAATGATGCAATGAGATAATTATAATATACAATGTTGGTAATATCATTAATAACTATAAATTAAAAACAATTATGGCAGCAGAAGAAGATTTTGTATTAAGCTTTACAGGTGAAGAAACTGACAATCTATTGAAACATACAGAAAGTATGAAGAATCAGACAACGGAAGAAGATGGTGAAACGGTACAGGTGTACGATACAAACGGCGTTCCGCATAAAGTGTCGAAAACGGAACTGCTGAAGAAGTCTACACTGGCTCTCCCTGCTTTGGAAGACATATCCAGTTTTGTCGCTATTAACGCAGCCGGAAATGCTGTTGGGGTAATGACAAAAGAGCAGGTTGCGTCAGTTCTGGCGGAACTTATTGGAACGGCTACTTTAAAAAATGATGGATTAATGTCAAAATCAGGTTTCCTGAGTGCCATTGGATTAAATTTGGAAGGTGATGCCAATAACGTAAATAACGGAGTTTATAAATTTGACTCACAACAGGACAATATGCCTGTGAATTATGGCATATTAGTTGCATTTTCTTGTGACGGATGGATTCGTATGCAATTATGTGCAGGTGGAGATAATGGATTAGCATATATAAGAATGCATTATAATAGTTGGACATCATGGAAACAACTATAATATTAATTTCCGAAGAGAATACTTCAGCTCGACAGAAGATACATTCCCAGTCTTATATGTAATTTTATATTTGTCAGTACCGGTTCTGGATACCTCTAGCGTAACATTACTTGTGTAGCTATATTCAGATATTTTAGTTATACCAGCAGCATATACGGATGCCCATGCTAATATGTACGTAGCTAGATACTCCGTATTACTAGCACTAGCACGAATTGAAAGTAAATATATACTTGCCGTGTTAGTTTCTCTTATTTCAACGGATTCCCCAACTTGAAGTATTGTTGTTACCGTGCTATTAATCCCAATAAGTTCCGCCAGGCAGATTTAGCACTGGCGGAACTGATGGGAGCGGTTCTACTGAAAGGAGTTACAAAAAGTGACTTGGATAATGGGCTTACCAGCCCATCGCGCATGATTGTAATGTTTGTGTCAGGGTATATCAATCAAATAACCCCAACCGCCAATTACATATCAGGATATGCAGTAAGATACACATCTCTTAACACAGAAATGCAGGTTGTTGTCGATTATGCAGGTAAATTATATTCGAGAACAAAGAACTTATCGGATGGCTCATGGACTGGATGGTTATAACTCAATCCACCCTCTCCATGTACCGTCCACCTTCGCCCTCCAATATCGTTTAATTGGATACATCGAGAATGCTTCTTGATACATATAGGCCGGAGAAGCAGGGTAAGTTTTAACTATGAATGTAGCATTGTTCTCTAAAATATTTCCATTGTATATATCAGTAGACAGAATATCTATATCATCTATGTTGGACACTCCAGAATTATCACCCTGGCTGAATTTAGCAGCGGGGTGAAGCCCCGATTTTTCTAATGTTGCAATCCCAATAAGTTCCGCCAG